CTACTGCAATATTAAATATGGAAGCTGCCTATAGAGATGCAGCAGGAAGAACTCCGGGGCATACAGAATTATATACTGGCAATTTAAGTGGTAAGATATTAAGCCCAGGCGTTTATAAATGGAGTACAGGAGTTAAGATAAATTCAGATCTTAATCTTTATGGCGATATAAATGATATATTTATATTTCAAATAGCTAAAGGATTAAACCTTGCTACAGGAATTAAGGTTGTATTAAGTGGTGGAGTATTAGCTAAGAATATATATTGGCAAGTAGCTGAAACAGTTGCATTAGGAACAGGATCACACTTTGAAGGTACTATATTAGCTAAGACAAATATTGCTTTAGGAGCTAATGCTTCTGTATACGGTAGGTTATTAGCACAAACTGCTTGTACATTGATAAAGAATACAATTGTTGCAGAATAGTATGGATAAGTTATCTCTTAAATCTCTCCTTATGAAAAATGTTAAAACTGATAAAATAGGAAGAGTTTTGTTAGCTAAAGATGATGAATGGAGAAATGAAACGGAATGGAATGATATATATACTGAAACAGTATTTTTGCAGAATAGAGCCTTATAAACAGGTTCTTTTTTATTGAGGTGGTTTATATAAAGATATTAAATGATAAATATTATACTTCTAAAGAGTTAGCTAAATATGTTGTTAATAAAACTAAGCAATTTAATATCAGTGAATACTTAGAACCTTCTGCGGGTGCAGGGGTTTTTTTAGATTATCTACCTAAAGGAACGCCGGCATATGATATTGAGCCAGAGGATGAACGTATTATCAAGGCTGATTATTTAACATTAGATATTCCATATTTAAAAGGTAGATGTATTATAGGCAATCCTCCATATGGGCGTAGTAATTATGCTTCTGTACAATTTTTTAAAAAGTCAATTCAGATAGCTGATTATATAGTGTTTATACAGCCTATAAGTCAGTTGAATAATAATATGTATATGTATGATTTTGATTTAGTTCACAGTGAAGATTTAGGGGAGCAATTATATAGTAACAAAATGGTTCATTGCTGTTTAAACATTTATAAAAGACCAAAAGAAGGATTAAATAAAAAACCTAATTACAAACTAAAAGATGTAGGAATTGAAGAAGTTATGTGGGGGAGTCTCACAAGGAAATCTGTTATATCTAAAGATTATGATATTGGGATAAAGGCTTGGGGTGGTAGCCCTGTAGTAGAATTAAGTTCTTTAGGGGAAGAAGTCAAATATGAAGGGCAATATGCAGCAGTATTTTACATTAAAATATATAATGAAAAGTTTAAAGATAAAATATTAAAACTTTTACGTGAAGTTAATTGGCAAAAGGTTTATATTATGACAGCTACACCTAGCCTTAGTCATTGGCAAGTTTATAAGTACTTAAAAGAACAAATACCAGAATTGATGTAAGATAAGCAATATAAATATATAAAGAGGTGATAAGTATGTCAGTTAAGAAAGATGTAAAGATAAGTAATGAACAGTACGCTTATAACTTAAATAATAAACCTATGAAGTTCCCTAGTGTTAAAGACTTAAGTGATAAGATAGATGCTTACTTTGATAAGTGTGATAAGACTCATATGCCTTACTGCATAACAGGTATATGTCTTGAGTTAGATACTACTAGACAAACGTTGTTATCCTATGAGAAGTGTATGGAGATTGAATGGTTAAAGAGATTGGATGATGTGGCTAAGCGTGCCTATGTTGACACGATTCAAAAGGCAAAGTTAAGATGTCAGAACTATGCAGAGATACAGTTACTTAATCCAGCATGCACTAAGTCGCCTATAGGTTCAATCTTCGCATTAAAGAACTATGGTTGGGCAGATAGACAAGAGATAGTAACAACTAATAATAACATCAATGTAACGTTAGATGATGATGATAAGTAGCACATTCAAGTGATGGTGCTACCCTATAAATGATGTGTTAGTGTATCAAATGCCCCTATTAAGTCAATTATATCCTAATTATTTACAATTAGATTGATAGTATAACCTCTACAAACGTTGATATGACTACGTTGTAGAAACGAGTTTCGCTAACTATCCATTTAGCGAAGTTCGTATTCATAGTGGTTGGTAGGGGTAGCCTTCTAATTGGAGCCGGATATCCCCACATTCCTTACTATTTATATTTTATTATTATTTTCATCAAACCCCAATATTTATATTATTTTATTATTATTATCGAAAACAACAATGTGGCTATGACTACATCAAATGCGTATACTCCACCGTAGCGATAGAATTATTATTAACACTTTTAACAAACAAAGAAATCTAAAATACTTAACTATCTTTTAGAATATAGAGGTATAGAGGACTAAGATGCCCTAATAACTAGGTACAGGCTAGGTATATCAGTAGTTACAGAAATTTAGAAAGTCCTCAGATATTGAGGAGAATATGGCATAAAGTGCTCAGATATTGAGGACTTTTTATGTTTTAAGGGGTGAAATAATGGGTGAAGCTGCAATAATTGATTTAAGTACAGGAGAAATCATTAATCATGCTAATGAAGGTGACAAGGTTAAAGTTATAAGAAAAGAGAGTGTAGACTACTTACGAGATACGGTATTGATTAATAAAGATGAACCATTTGTTAAGATATACACTGCGGTATTATTCAAACTCTCACATAGTTTAAGTGGAACAGAGAGTTTATTTGTCAGTTATTTATTACAGTATATAAGATATACGAGTGGTTTATTAGAATATAGAAATGGTAACACGTTGACTAGGCAACATATGGCAGAAGAAACAGGACTTAACATAAAGACAATAGATAGGTTATTAAAGGGTTTAGTTGACAAACAAGTCTTAGGAAAGCATAAAACAGGGCAAGACATTAGTTTTACAGTTAATCCTTTTATATTTATGAAAGGTAAAAGAATAAGTGAAACATTATATAAGTTATATAAGAACACTAAATGGGCAACTAAATGAAAGAATTAAGGTGATTAAATGTGGGTTCACCATTAAACATAAAAATTAGCAAAAAAATATTTAACAAAGTTTACTTACCACAACTTGAAAACTATAAAGACAGGTTTAATATATATTACGGTGGTTCTGGTTCTGGGAAGTCACACTTTGTAATTCAGAAACTAATATACAAATATTTGAAATATCCTAATAGAAAATGCTTAGTTATCAGAAAAGTAGGTAATACATTAAGGGACTCTGTATTTGCTTTGTTCAAGTCAGTTCTTGCAGACTGGCAATTATATGGGCATGTAGAAATAAGGGAAACATTACTTACTATTCAATTTCCTAATGGCAGCCAGTTTATATTTAAGGGCTTAGATGATTCAGAAAAAATAAAGTCTATTGCTAATATTGATGATATTGTGGTTGAAGAATGTACTGAGATTTCAAAGGATGAATTTGATCAATTAGATTTAAGATTAAGGAGTAAAAACCCTTTTAACCAGGTACATTGTATGTTTAATCCAGTTTCTAAGTCAAATTGGGTATATAAAGAATGGTTTGAGAATGGATTTGACATTACAGACACAATGGTTATTCATACAACTTTTAAGGACAATAAATTCCTTCCTGAAGATTATGTTCATGCTTTAGAAAAGAAAAAGATTACTAACCCTACTTATTATAAGATATATGCTTTAGGAGAGTTTGCTACTTTAGATAAATTAATCTTTAACAACTGGGAAAGTGAAACTTTTGATTATAGGGAAGTAATTAGAAACAATAAGAATGTAGAAGCAGCATTTGGATTAGATTTTGGTTATACAAATGATCCTACTGCTTTTATTTGCGTGCTTATAGACAGAGTTGATAAACGTATGTGGATATTTGATGAGTTCCAACAAAGAGGTTTAACTAATGATGAAATAGTTAAGAAGATTATTAGTTTAGGCTATCAGAAAGAAGAAATCACTTGTGATAGTGCTGAACCTAAGAGCATTGAAGAACTTATAAGGAATGGACTAGAGAGAGCAAAGGGTGCAACTAAAGGTAAGGACTCAATTTTAAATGGCATCCAATATTTACAACAATTTCAGATTATAATACATCCTCAATGTGCTTTTATAACTTTAGAATTTATGAATTACACCTGGCAAAAGGATAAGGATGGAATTTACATTAACAGACCAATAGATAAATTTAATCATGGCATTGATGCTTTGAGGTATGCTGTAAATGATGTTAATACAATATACTTTGCAACATTTTTCGATAAGAAGAAACTGTTTAGGAGGTGCTAACTTGTACGATATAGAAGGCAATAGAGAATTATTAAATAAAATATTTGGATCATGGCAAGTCCAGCTGCATATATATCAAAAAATGTATAGATACTATTGTGGTGTAACTGATACTAACGCTGGAGACTATTCAATGTATGGCAGTGGTTTAAATGACTATACAATCATGGATGCTGATGTTATAGGCAATTATTCATACATGAATGATAGGTCCAAGCAGAAAATAAGCACTAATTTTATGAAATCCTATATTAAACAGGAAGTTAGTTATAGTGTTGGTCAAGATATAACATATATTTCTCGTAGTGGAGATACAAAGATAATAGATGCTATAGAATACAATACAGGACACTGGAAAGAGGATCACGAAAGCGACTTAGCAAAGCAAATGTTGACATATAGTAAAGCTTTTGAGTTATATTATATTGATAGTGATGCTAAATTTTGCAGTAAGATTATTTCACCTCGTCATGGAAAAGCTGTTATGGATGATGTCGGTGAGATTGAAATGTTCCTTTATATATTCAGGGTAGGCTATGATACTAAACTATATATAGATTTATATACAGAAAATGAAATAATACATTGTGATGAAACGTTCATGGAGGTTGCAGACAGACAACCTAATGTGTTCGGGTGCGTTCCAGTAGGAATTGCTAGTTTATCTGATGAAGGTTGGCTTGATACAATTTATAAAGACATAAAAGATCTACAGGATGCTTATGAAATTAATCTTTCAGACTTGTCACAGGAAATAACAGAGTTTCGAAATGCTTATCTAGTCTTGAATAATTATAAGATTGATGAGGGTGACGTTGCCCTTATGAAAAAAATGGGTATTATTGAAACTAAAGGTGATAAAACCTCAACTCAATTTTTAACTAAGAATATCAATGATACTTTTGTGCAAAATACTTTGAAAACAATAGAAGAAAAGATGTTTCAGATTACAGCACATATAAATCCTAATGAGAAAATGCAGAGCAACACTTCAAGCCTTAGTTTAAGAGCAAGGCTTATTTCACTAGAACAAAAGTGTAAATTAAACGAAAAAGCACTGGCAAATTGTATCAAAACTAGATTATGTATGATGTTTTGTTATTTAAATAAACTAAAGGGCACTAACTATGATTGCCTAGATGTTAAATGCAAATTTAGCCCTAATATTCCAACTGATATAACGGCTACAAGCCAGATGATACGAGTGTTAGGTGATAAATTAAGCTTAGAAACTGCCCTCGCGCAATTACCGTTTGTAGACAATGTTGCAGAAGAAATTGCTAAGATTAAAGCAGAAATGCAAGTTAATAGTATTGGAGAAAGTTTATTGAATCCTCCAATTGTAAGAGAAACAATTACAGGCGCGCCAATACCAAATACATCAACTACACCAACTATGCCAACTACACCAACTATGAAACCAATGATGGCTAAGTAATGGACAAAGAATATAGAAAACTAATAGAAGATATAAAAGTTCAAGCTGAAAACTATGCTAATAAGGAAATGTTGCCAGTATATGCAGACCAGAAACTAGCATTAGATAAGCTTAACAGCCTATTAGGTACGCTTTATATTAAACATGGTGTAAATGGATTGCTTAAAGTTAACTTTAATGATACAGGTATTAAAGAAGCCTTAAAGACTATGGGGAAACAGCTTGGTAACAGTGAGATTGCAAAGGTTACTGCTATATTAGGCATTGTTTATTCAGATACTTATTACAAGAACGTTTATACAATGAATAAAGGCTTAAAAGTAGCTTTAAAATTTGATATACTTAAAAAAGTTAATATAGATGCTGCTGTTAATGCAAAATATAAAGAAGAATTGTTTTCTGATAGAATTTGGAGCAATAAGGCTTTAATGATTGATAACTTGCAAAGTAAACTAATTGAAGCTACTAAAGGTAACACAACTATTGATGTTATTGGCAAACAGATTAAAAATATCTTTAATATAACGGCTTACGAGTCACAAAGACTAGTTAATACTGAAAATGCTAGAGTACAAACACAGGCTAGTTATGATGAAGGTATGAGTACAGGAGTTACGCAGGTAATGTGGTCAGCAACTTTAGATGATAAAACTGCTCCAGAAGATGGAGAATTAGATGGTAAGGTTTGGGATATAAACGAAGATCATCCAGAACCACCTTTACATCCTAACTGCAGATGTTGTTTAATAAATGTGCCTTATCAGGGGTGGACCCCAACTCAAAGAAAAGATAATGAAAGTAAAGACCTAATTGATTATACTGATTATGCAACTTGGTCAAAAGATAATGGAATAAATTAATTCAACACCTGGAAGGGTGCTTTTTTATTTTAAAAATATATGCACTTCATAGACTTATGTATATGCAGGGCAAAAGGAGATTATTAAATGGATTTTAAAGATATACAAGCATATTTAGATACAAATAAAGATACAGAGGAAGTTAAAAGCTATATGAGCGGTATTAACCCAATGACAGCTGATAGAGCAAACGAATATTTAAATACTGATGATGGGAAAAAACTTTTGCAGCCTAAACTTGACTCATATATGGGAAAAGGGCTTGATACCTGGAAGGTTAATAACCTTAATACTTTAGTGGATCAAGAAGTGAAGAAAAGATTTCCTGATGCTGATCCTAGAGATGTAGAACTTGGAAAAATGAAAACTATGTTGGAACAAATGCAGAAAGATAGCACTCGCAAAGAGTTAACTAATAAAGCTTTAAAAACGGCTCAAGAAAAGAAATTACCAACCGATTTAATAGATTATTTTATTGGTAATGACGAAGATAGCACAAATAAGAATATAGAAAAACTTATTGCAACTATGGCCATGCATGATGAAGCCATTAAACTAGAGTTCGCAAAGGGCGGATCATATGTGCCACCAGCAGGAAAATCAAACATTGATGCTAACAAGTCAATGAGGGATGAAGTCGAAAAATATTTCAAATAAAATAAAAGTGAAAGAAGGAATTATAAATGGCAATAAACACATTAGCATATGCTCAGATATTTCAGGAGCAATTAGATAAACAGATCGTAGCAAAATCAACTTCAGGATGGATGGAAGGAAATTCAGGTTCAGTAATATACAACGGTGGCAATACAGTAAAAATTCCAAAGATTTCTATGGATGGGTTAGGTAATTATTCAAGGTCTAATGGTTTCACTCAGGGTGCAGCTAACCTAAGTTATGAAAGCATGACTATGACTATGGATAGAGCAAGATCATTTTCTCTTGATAGCCAGGATATAAATGATACAAACTTTGTTATGAATGCTTCTAATTTAATGTCTCAATTCCAAGCAACTCAGGTTATTCCTGAAGTTGATGCTTATAGATATTCCAAAATAGCACAAATGGCAATAGCAGCAGGAAAAGCTTCAGGAGCGTATACTCCATTAGCTGCAACTATACTTTCAGCACTTAAAGCAGATATTGCAAAAATACAGGATGCAGTTGGAGCAATCCCACTAGTTATTACAATGTCTACAGCTACATTAGCAATACTTGAAAGTTCAACTGAAGTAACTCGTCAATTACAAGTTGGATCATTTAACGGTGTGTTAGGCTCTGAGGTTAAATTTGTTGATGAATGTCCTATTATGGAAGTCCCAAGTGGCAGACTGAAAACTTCATACTTATTCAATGATGGAATTACAGCTGGACAACTTGGCGGCGGATTTGTAGCAAATTCAGGAGCATCCCAGAAAGCTTCTTTATTCTTAAATGATGTATTATTTAGTGCTGCTGCAGCTGGAATAGCAGGAAATGCTTATACAGTAACTATTAACCAAGGTATTGGCGCTAGTGTAACAACAATCGGTGTTGTAGATGCTTCAGGTAACTTAGTTATAACTTTAGGTACTAACGCAGCTTCTAACCCACTTACTGTTTCAGCTCAGCAGATTTGTGCATTAATATTAAGTGGTGCTGGCTCAGCTTTAGTTGTAGCAACAACTATTACAGGTGGAACTAAAGTCGGTGTTTGTTCAACTCTTACAATGACAGGTGGAGACACAGCAGGAGCAAGAAATATTAACTGGATTATTTGTTCTCAAACTGCTCCAATAGCAATAAGCAGAACTGACAATATTAGAATATTTACACCAGATATGAACCAACTTATGGATGCATACAAAATTGACTATCGTAAATACCATGATTTATGGGTTCCAGATAACCAGATGGCAACTGTATTCGTAAATATTAAAGAAACTTTAATAGCTTAATTTATACAGGGGGAGTTAATTCTTCCCCTTATTTTTTTAAGGAATTTAACCTTTTTAAAAGGTAGGTGATTAAATTGATATTAGATGATTTAAAAACATTATTAAATACGGATGCTTCAAAAGACCCTTTATTAACTTTATATATACGTAAAGCGATAGCATTAATAACAAATTATTTGAACTCTAGCACAGTATTAGACATTGAAAACCTATATCCTGATGCCATTATTGAGTACGTAACCTTATGTTATAACAAACGTGGAAACGAAGGTATGAAACAATTTAGTCAAGGTAGTAGAAGTGGAACATATGAAGATGGGCTTAGTAATAGCGTTATAGCATTATTGCCAGTACCATATGCAACATTACTGCAAACTACTATTGATCAAGTTGCGGTGATCCTGCCATGATGAAGAATTATACAGTAGGTATATGGACTAAAGGACTCTCAACTAAGGTTAATGGTGTTACTATTCCTGGTGTATTAGCATGGGTAAAGGATATTGATGTAGACATTCAGCCATATAGCAAAGCATTGCTAATTAAGAACTATGGTTATGATATAGAAGTTAACAAGAGAGTTTATATTGATGAGTTTGATAGTAGTGTTAATGTAGGAACAGTTTTAATATATACTGATAGTTATGGTAAGGCAATAAACCTAACAGTCAAGGCTATACCTTGGGATGATGGATATATGGAAGTGATGTGCCTTGGAATATAAAAGTTATAAAAATGCAGTATTAGTAGCAATGAAACTATGTAAACATGAATTTTGTGTAGGTATTGGAGCTTTAGCAGTTGCAGAGGTTCAACCTTTGGTCCCTGTATTAACTGGCAATCTTAAAAGAAGTATAGTATCCGAAGTAATGCCATCTGATGCTGGTATCTTTATAGGGGTTACACCAGAAGCCCCATATGCTGTAATGGTAGAGAAAGGCACAAGTAAACAACATGCACAGCCTTATCTTGAACCAGGAGCAATGAATGCTATACCCAAAATATCAAGAGTAGCTGAAGCATTATATAAAAGTAAAATGGGTGGTGAGTAGATGATAGAAGTATATACATTAATTAATTCTAAGATTTCAGGCTTAATTAATACTTTTGTAGGTCATTACCCAACTGATCAAGGTGACGTTGCTAAAGTTTACCCATTCGCAGAAATTAATTTTCCTAATATTCTTCCTAACAATTCATTCAGTGATAAAAACTTATTAACGGTGGATATTTGGGACGATAAAGACACAGATATTACGGAGATTGAAGGCTTAACGGATGCAATTCATAACGTTTTAAATAGATTGCAATACAATGATTTAAATATGAATGTAAGTATAAACAGAGATACTCCATACAGGATTGAATTACAGGATCCAATACTTTATATACAGAGAAGGCAATTAAGATATATAGTGACAATTTATTATAAATAGGAGGTTTATTCTATGGGAATAAATAGCACAAACACAATTGGATTTACACCAAATACACCTAATAATTTAATGATAGATGCAGGAGCCATTTACAAGAATTATGGTTTAGCAAATGAAGCACTTATTGGGGCTACGAGTGGTGGGAATGAATTTGATATTAAAGTAATAACTAGAGATGTAAAAGTAGACGGTTTAAAAGGAACGGTTAAAGGACTTACAAGAGTAATCAGCACAGATGTAACTTTAAAAGTTAATTTACTAGAACTTACTACAGACATAATAAAGATGGCTTTGATGGGTGTTGTAGATACTGCAACAAATGTAGGATATGACACTATCACAGGCAAAACATATATAGATTTAACTGATTATATTGATAACATAGCGATAGTTGGAAAGCTTTCGGGTTCATTAAAACCAGTAATAATTATTCTTAAAAATGTTTTGAGTTCTGATGGTATTAAGTTTGCAAGTAAAGACTCCGCAGATAATATACTCCCAGTAACATTCACAGCAAGTATTGATCCTAACAATCCAACTGTTTCACCTTATGAAATCAGATATCCACAAGTTGGAGCATTAGATCCGATTTATATGATGGCTAACCCCATTGTATCAGCTGCAAAAATTAGACTAGACTTTAATATTAATTTAGCAGCAGTAGTACCATTTACAGGGTTTACTGCAATGGTTAATGGTGCAGTAGATATAATTACAGCTGCAACTAGAGACATAAATGATCTTAGTGTTGCTACATTAACACTTACTTCAGCACCTACTAGCGGTCAAGCAGTTACAATAGCTTATGCAGCACCAACACTATTAGCAAATGATGTTACAAGTGTAGGCGGTGCATTATTAGCAACATTCCCTGCAACTACAGTTATAAATAACTAGAACACCTTAACTGGTGTTCTTTTCTTTTATTAAGATTTGGAGGTTCATTAATGAGAAAGTTACAAAGCAATGATTTTTTCACATTTACTAAAATAATAAAGAAAATGGAAATTAGAGAAGAACTGAAAGTAATAGCCAATAATGTTACAAAGGCTAAAGACAAAGAAGTTGCACAAAATGAAATGCAAATAGAAATAATTATGATATTCATTGAAAACATTGCTAATGCTGAACATGAAGTTTATAAATTTGTTTCAGCAATAAGCGAAAAATCACTTGAAGAATTAAAAGATTTACAAACTTTCATGGATGCTTTAAAAGCAATATTTGAAGACGAGAGTATAAAAAGTTTTTTCAAATTAGCATTGAAGTAGAGAGTGACGATTTATTAGACACTTTGATGCACAGATATAGTGATATGAGTTATTTAATGGCTTTTGATATAGATGAAGTTATGGAAATGTACTTAAAAGCTAAGAAAGAAAATGTGATAGAGCAATTATGGGCACAATGGCTAATTGATTACTCAAGAATGGATAAGGAAAGTTTCACAAGCTTTGAAGATTATAAAAGGAAAGCATTTAAAGTTGAGAATAATGTTGAATTAGATAAAGAAAAAATCCTCACTGAAGCTGAAGAAATTAAAGAAGCTGATCAGAAAAATCGGTGTAAGGGAGTTGATTAGTTGTTGTCAAGTATAGCTTTATTATTAAGTATTTTTAGTTTTATATTGGCGATACTAACTGCAAGAAATAATAACCAAACTTTTAGATCAGATAAAAAACAATTCAAAAAAGAATATAAAGACAGCAAAAAAAATTATTTGTAAAAAGGAGATGATTGAAATGCAAATTTTTGAATTGTTCGGCTCTATCGATTTAAAAGATAGTGGTGTAGCAAGTAAACTTGATGCCATAGATAAAAAAGGTAGTAGTACAAGTAAAAGTATGGGTTTGTCATTTGGTTCAATGGCTAGTGCTGCTTTAAAACTTGGTGCTGCTATTGGTATTGGTTTAGGGTTTAAAGATATGATAACAAATACAATATCTGCTCAAAAGAACTTAGCGCAAATGGATGCAGTTTTAAAATCAACCGGTGGAGCAGCTGGAATGACAAAAGACCAATTATTAGCATTGGCTGATTCACAAGGTAAACTTACTACATTTAGTAAGGGTGCAAACATGGAAACAGAAAATTTACTTTTAACGTTTACTTCAATTGGTAAAACGGTCTTTCCAGATGCGTTAAAAGTGGTTAATGATATGAGCACAGCTTTAGGACAAGACACAAAGTCTAGTGCTATACAACTTGGCAAGGCTCTTAATGACCCGATAAATGGTATGACAGCTTTAAAGCGTGTTGGCGTACAATTCACAGATTCACAAAAAGAGCAAATAAAGACTTTGCAAAAATCCGGCGATATAATGGGCGCTCAAAAGGTAATTCTTCAAGAACTTCAAAAGGAATTTGGAGGTAGTGCAATTGCTGCTGGTCAAACATTTGGTGGTGTATTAACTATACTAAAAAATCAAATGACCGGCGTAGGCGTGTCTATAGGCACTATGCTACTACCTTATATGAACACCTTTATAAAAACAATTACTGATAATATGCCTAAAATAAAAGATACAATTAACGCTGCAATTTCTTTTATAGTACCTTTATTCCAGAAATGGATGATACTAATAGGGGAAATAGCAAGTGAATTATTCCCTAGCATGGGAACTGCTACAGATAGTGTAAAGAATAAGGTTGGTTTATTTAGTGGCGCTTTAAATATTGTTACTGGCATATTAACTTTTGTTAGAGATAATTTAACCTTTGTAAGAATAGCACTTGAAGCATTAGGAATTATATGGTTATTAAATACAGGGTATGTATTCGCTTATAACGCAGTATTAACCTACCATAATATTATAGCAGCTGTCACCGCTATAAGACTAAAAGCAGTAGCCGCAGCACAATGGTTAACTAATGCAGCTATGACAGCTAACCCTATTGGACTTGTAGTAGCCGCGTTGATTGTTCTAGGTGGTACAATTTACGAAGTAGTAAAACATTTTGATCAAATAACTGCTGCAATTAAAGGTGCTTGGAATGCATTGAATTTATGGAATATAACACCAGCGCAAAGCAAACAAGCTAATGTAACAATGACACAAAACGGTCTTGGGGTGACTTCTAAAGCAGGTGGCTATGCAAGTGGCACAGATTATGCCACAGCAGGAATGCACTGGGTCGGTGAGAATGGTCCTGAAATTGTTAATTTTAAGGGTGGAGAAACAGTAAAAAATGCAAAAGATAGTGCCAAAGTTAGTGCTGGTTTGACTCTTACAATAGGAACTTTTGTAAACAATAGAAAAGAAGATATGGAAGAATTGGCGCAGGAATTACAATTCTACATGAAACAAAAAAGTTTAGGAGGTAGTCGTTAATGGATATTATACCAAGTTTTGTATGGCAAGGTAAAGACAGTTATTTAGATTATGGAATAGTAATTAATGGATTACCTTCTGAAACTGTGCCTGAAGAAGATGTATTGGATATATCTGTAATCGGTCGTGATGGGAATTTAACAATAGATTATAATGCTAAGAAAAGTTATCAATTATTAATGGCTTGTACTTTGTTAGATTTTACAAGAATTGATGAAATAAAAGTATGGCTAGGTGGTAGTGGAGATTTGATATTTAATTGGCAGAATTATAAATATGATGCTAGATTAGATAACAAAATAGACATAGCACAAAGCTTAGAAATTTTAGGTGAGTTCCAATTGATTTGGAAAGTACAACCTTATAAGAAAAGTGTAGATAACTCTATACTAACTTTAACGGCTCCCGGAATGATTTTAAATCCTGCAACAGCAAACAGTAAGCCAGCAATGAAAGTTTACGGTACAGGTACTATAGACTTAATTGTAAATAGTAATACCATCCATCTTACTAATGTGGCTACATATGTAACTATTGACTCAAATTTGATGGATGCTTATAAAGATACTAATTTAATGAATAATTACATGACTGGTGATTTTCCAATATTAATACCTGGAAACAATACAATAAGTTGGGCTGGAACAGTGACAAAAATAGAAATAACACCAAATTGGAGGTATCTATAAATGGCTGAAAAATTAGAAAACAGATATATTGTAAATTATGATATAAAGCAAAAAGTAATAACAAATATAAAATTTAAACAGGGAGATATAGATAGCTCTGTTTTGGAAGTTCATCTGTTAGATACTAGGGTAGCAGTTGATATTACAGGCGAAACAATAGAGTTTAGATTTATGAAGCTTGACAATACTGTAGTTTATCAAGACATTACAACAGGGGTAACAATTACAGACCCTACAACTGGAGTAGTGGAATGTGCTTTAAAATCTAATACTTTGGCAGTAGCTGGAGTAGTAACATGTGAAGTGCATAGAGCGATAAATGGAACGCAACTTACTACACCTAGTTTTAATTTTACGGTTACTAGCAGTATTGGTTCTAGTGGAATATTAAGTAGTAATTATATAAGCATTATTGAGAATGAATTGATCGCAATAACTAACGCTGAAGGTTCAAGGGTTACAGCTGAAACTGGAAGAGTAATAGAATTTAACGGACTTAAAAACACAGGAGTAATTGGACTTAATTGTGAAGTTAAACAAAATGTTGTCACCACTACATCTACTAACATTTCTATACTTTCAACTGTATTTAACCCAACAAATGATGTTTTAGTTGCTTTTTATAATGGTGAGGAATTAAGTGTAGGATTACATTATTCCTTAAACATTAATAATACTTCAATAGATTTAATTGATTGGACACCTTCTATAAATGATGTGTTTGATTTTAAAATATTTAAAAATAGTAGGTTGATATTAACAGGTTCGGATGGAA